CAAGCCTTCCCCCACCCCCAAGCCCTCCCCCAAGCCTCCCGTTGAACCTAAAGAACGGAAAAAGCGGCTAGCCAAACGGATAAAAGAAGAACTACCTGATGAATTGAAGCTACCCGATGGCGGTGTCTTACCTATCAACAAAGACACGCTATCCAATATGACTTCAGAGCAGGCTCAGGATATCAGAGACACATTGGAAACAAGGGCTGAAGAGCGTTCCTCCGAAGAGCCGACTTCAAAGCAAGAAGAACAAAAGCAGAGTGAAAAGATCACAGAGGAAGTACGCTCATCCAAGATCAAATCCCTTGAAGGTGGTGCAGACCTAGCTGATGCACTCAACCGAACCATCGACAAGATGTTCGAGGGACAAACAGGTTTTCTCTCATCTGAGAAAGTCCGCACACAGAAGTCTGAGTTAAAACAACTCACCAAATCCGTAGCGGCTATGTCCAAGGAAGAAGTGGAAGAAGTTGCTCAAAGCTACGAGAAACAAGGAGAGCAACTTATCCAATCCTTTACGGATAAGGAAGGGGATTACGAAGGATTAGTGGAGTTACAAAAAGCAACGGCTGAAATACTTAAGGCAGGGCCCCCACAGAACCCACTATCCGATGATCCCGATATTGAAGCCAAGCTATTGTGCGAAGCTGCGGCTTCCAAACTAAAAGATATTGATCCCTCCCAACTAGATGCTAAGACTCTCAAAGCGTACACCGCTTATGGAAAGAATCCTAAAAACTTTAAAGCCTTTGCCGAGGCTTTAGAGAAGTCTAAGTGGATGGAGGATAACCTAGATGGTCTGCAAGCCGATGTGGACGAAGCTCGGAAAAAAGCCCTTGCTCCCTACAGACAACAAATTGGGAAATACTTAGCAGCTAAGGCTATGGAAGAAGGCTTTATCCGTGAGCCTATGTATGGCGTGAAGACTATTGGAAAAACGGATAGGGATGACCCTGAGGTTGTTGCCCACAGAAGACAGGTACGGATAAACCAAGCTAGGAGGTATCAACAAATGCCTCCTGATGTCCGAAATCAGGCTGAAGTAGAAACACAAAATAGATTGGATAGCTTGGAACAAGAGATAAAAGAACTGAAGAACGATACGAGTCGGAAAGCCGAACTCGAAAAGGCTCTTGAACTGCGTTCTCAGTACCAAGACACACTAGCAGGACTTAATACTGCTAAGTTAATGTCAGGCGATAAACCTATGGAGGGGTTTAATGAAGTAGACCCTAATCTACTTGCCCTTGCCAAACAAGTCAATGACGACAACCTACTTGAGGCGATAAGCGTCTTGGGTAGTCCATCAGGTGCTGGTAGGGATAGAGAACAAACAAGAGAAGCCCTAAAGTCAGCTTTATCCGAAATGTCCATAGATAGATTTAGAGAGTCTGTTGGTGATACCTATGGGGAGATGGCTGATTTATTGTCCCCCGCATATTGTCCTAATACTCCTGCCAATGAAGCCGCAGGCGTAGCGGATAAAACTCTCAGTCAGGGAGAGAAATGTCCTGAACCCCTAGACCCTCGTCTACATGACCTTGTGCGAAGGTACATGACCGACTCTTTTGTCGATACTCAGTCTATCTTAAGCGAAGACTCAAGCATGGACAAAGAGAAAAGAAACGGCGTATCGGATAAACAGCGTAAAGATTTCAAATCCCTTTGGGATAGTAACAAGGAAGAAGTACTCAAATCTATTACGATGGATGAAAATGATCCCGACTATGATGAGGAAAAGGTTGCTTCCACATTAGAACTCTTTGGACTTGAGTTACGCATTAAGAATTATGAGGCACTTCAAATAGATGGCAAGAAAATCATAGGACACGAAGCCATAATGAAGTACCTCCGTAAGGTGCAAGAAATGGATAAAAAAGAGCGAGAGAAGAAGGTCAAAGAGCTAGCTCAACAGTTTGAGGATTTCCTGAGGCAAGAAAACCCTGTAAGTTCAGAAAACCCTGTAAGTTCAGAAAACCCTGTAAGTTCAGCACCAGCTAGAGTTGCAGGTTTATTTAATAAATCATTTATAGGCACCCGCCTTAATACCGCAGGAGACTTTCTTATGAAGAAAAGATCGACAACATATGTGGACTATCAATCCTTAGCCTCAGATTTTGAGGTTGGGATGAGTGTGTACACGCATAGCGGAGGAGACCCCGCTCGTGCAGGTATTGTTGTTGCTGTGTTTCCCGCAATTGGAATGGTTGATGTTCAGTTTCCACATGGAAGCACCCGCATCCCTGTTGAAGACCTTTCAATTGACCACACCAAAGAAATAAAACCTCTCCCATCCTCACAGATATCCGTACCGGGCGGTGCAGGTACACAACCTGTCTCTTTGGGTATCCAAAGAGTAGCCTCTGCATATATGGATAAAGTGGCACTTTATTGGTGGTCTAAAGACAGAGTGTATCGGAAGTCAAAAGGCGAAGTGGACCCTTGTTGTCCTAAATGCAAGAGACCCCTAAAGCCTTCGGTTTACAAAAGGCGAAATGGAAAGAGTGATAGACTTCTAGTCTGTACATCCTGCGTTTTCGTCATCAAAACCACCGATATTGTAGAGGGGTAATATCATGGCTTTTCTAAGATATGCGAAAGCGAATGTTGTCAGACCCCATCTCAACTTTCAGGGTTGGGATAAAGTTCGCGTGGCGAGCGGCAATCGTAGCACTTTAACGGGTGAACTCATCCAAAGAGCACAAGACATTTTGGGTGAGCCATGTACTCCTGATCGGTTTCTCTTAACCCACTCCACTATTGTCTGTTCAGTAGATGCCCTTGCAGTACCTAACACCAAAACAGGTTCCGTCACCGAGTCAGGTGTTAAAATCAATCGCAAGTATCCAAATTGGAGAGTCTCCTCCGAGACGGATAAATTCATCAACAACAATTTGGATTGTTGGTCTAGGGAAGTTCTAAAGAAGTCATACAAGACCTTCATTGGAGCACAGAACTTTTTGGAGCATATTCAGGTTGAAGAACTATCTAAGGGTCGGATTATTGATGCTGTTCTTCGAGATATTGGTGAATCTTTGTATGTGGACATACTAGTTGCCACCGACAGGAAGCACACAGACTTGGTGAATCAAATACTCAAAGGCGAAATGAACGCCATGAGTATGGGTTGTTCTGTAGAAGCTACTATCTGCACCAAGTGTGGAAATGTAGCCGCAGATGAAACTGAGTTTTGCCCCCATGTGAAATATGAAAAGGGCAATGTGTTTTATGATGACCTCGGCAATAAACACAGAGTCGCAGAACTCTGTGGGCATGAGGACATGGGCGAGACAGGTGGTGTCACTTTCATCGAGGCTTCGTGGGTAGCCACCCCTGCATTCACAGGGGCTGTTACTCGGAATATCCTTGAAGCACCCAAGCCTCATGCCAAAGCTGCCTCTGAAACTATCCTTAATCGTATCCCTGATGCTTGGTTATCCAAAGTAGCAGGCCCTTTTGATGATGATGAAGAAGAAGGTGGGGGTGAAGCAGCTCCCGCTGAGACTCCCAAGTCTTTACTTCAACAGATTGAGGGCGTTTATGAAACAGCTATCCTTGATCGTTTAAGAACTAAACTCGAAAACGAGATTAAAGAAGAGAAATCAAAAGCTGTTCTCAATCCTCCAATATCTGAATCTACCGTTTCTCAAAACGACACCGTAATCAAAGAAGGTCACGCCCACTTGAAGGCGGAGTATTTTGACGCACTAGAAGCGGGCGTTAAGACAGCCTCAAATATCCAAGAGGCGGTCTTAAATCTGTCTCTCGTCAATAACCACTATGGTGTGAAGATTCCCGCACACATCTACAAGATGGCACAGACACTTGGGTCTAGCTCAAGGTTCAAGAGTGTTGATGCTTATCTAAAACAAGCTGCCCTCTTGTTTGGTAACAACATCTCCGAAACGGATAAAATAAAACTTATCCGTTTTGCGAAGCTCCTCTCTCTCCACCCTAAGGGCAGATAAGTCCTGCCCCCCCTCCTGAAAGGACATAACCATGTCTAATTATGGTCGTAGATTAAATCGCAGGGCTACTACTGCCCTTCCTGGTTACGACAACCTTGGTTGGGATAGCTTTGGGCATCCCGCTTCTTCCGCTCAGACTGAAGTGGATGCCTATGGTTTTGATGCTGAGTTTGGCGAAGGTGTCCGTAAGGGACCTTACCGCTCAGGTCCCGCTCCCGCTTCGTATGGTTGGACTCCTGACCATCCCGCCACTAAAGATTCCTTGGTGGAGGACTACGCTATGACCGAAGACCTCCGTAAGGAGAACCTCAAGTTGGCAATGGAGCGTAAGGCGGCTAAGTGTATCCGTATTGCCGAGTCTCGCCTTGGCAAGAACGCTTCTCAGGCTGAGATTGAGGAACTTGCCCTTCGTTTCATGGACTTGCCCAACCACACCATCAATAGCCGTGTTGCCTCTCTATCACGCAATGCCGACAATGTGGTGCAGGTCAACACAGGCTATGATCAGGGGCTCGACTTCACCGGCCCCTTCAACGCCGAAGATGAACTTGTTGCCGATGATCTTGAGGCTGATGATCTTGAGGCTGATGATCTTGAGGCTGATGATCTTGAGGCTGACGAAATGATGGGTCACACCCTCCGTGACGAATATGATTTCGACATGGACGGCATGATCTCTAGTGAGGAGTGGGGCGGGTCTTCAAGCGTGTTTGAGGCTATGGATTCCGATATGGATGGGATGCTTGATGCTGATGACATCTCGATGGGAGTTGGAGAGTCGTTCGCGGAAGAGGCAGAGGCTTTCATGGCTAGCCGTACAGCTTCCAAGCGTAGACCCTCCGCTCGTAGAGCGAGTGAGACAACCGCCGCTGATTTACTCGCTGAAGAGCTGGCTATGCTCAAGGCTGCTAATGCTCGCCTTGCCCGTCAGGTTCGTAAGATGGCGGATAACGCCACACAGCAGAACACGGGCTACACGGTCGAAGATTTCTCAAATCAGATCGACACACACCCCGACCAAGAAGAGGTTGCTGGTGAGCCTACCCCTCGCCTTGCAAGCCGTCCTCGTCTGAATCGTCTTGCCAATGCTCTCGCAGAGTACATGGCGGATCAGAACAGCCCCACCGCTTTCTACAGCAAGGGCGAGAAAGCCTCTGCTAAGAAGGCTGATTTCATGGCTGATGAAATGGCTGAACTCATGGCTGAACTTGAGGCTTCTGATGAAGCCATGGGTGAAGATGTCATGGGCTTAGATGTTTCAGAGGCTCAGGCTACAGCTATGGACCCTAAGCTCGCCCGTATCTTCCAAGCCGCTGAGGAAGAAACCGAAGAAGAAGCTGAGGAAGAATCCGAAGAAGAAGCTGAGGAAGAATCCGAAGAACCTGATGATGATGTCAAAATGACGGATGATGAGGAAGAAGAAGAAGAAGAAGCCAAGGAAGAAAAGAAGCCCGAAGCAAAGAAGCCCGAAGCAAAGAAGGCTGCTTATCGTCCCAAGGCTCCCTCTCGCCAAGCCTCCGTCAAGACTCTCGGCAACATCAGCCGTGAGGCTTCCGCTTCTGATGAACTATCCAAGTTGTGGGAAACCGCTCCTGATGTGAGCAAGTTCTTCAGCTAAGAAGTCACTTGGGTGTAATAGTTTGTTTATACCCTCCCGCCTAGTAATAACCGAAACTTGGGGTTGGTTCAATGGTGAACCCTCCTCTAAACACAACACACTACTTCCTTGAAAACAGGGAGTATGAGAACATAGGAAAATAACTATGGCTCTACTTGGACAAGCTAGTGGTGGTTTTACTGAGTCTAGCTCGGCTCTGCGTATCCTCCATGTTGGTGTTCGTAACACCATCGGGCAGCTTACCGCAGATAGCTTCACTCAGACGAACCCCCCTGCCGCCGGTGGCGGTACCCATGCAACACAAGCCGCAGGTCTTCTGACCTCCGTGTTTGGTGTTCTCAGCGGTTCTATCGCCTTTACCCGTGGTGACGAGGGTTCCTCGTTCCATGGTGGTCCTACTGCCGCAGGTCGTGCTCACACCGAGCGTGTTCTTGGCGTGTACATCAACAACGCTGTTGGTAACGCTTTCGAGAACCAGCCTGGAGTAGCCTCTAACCGTGGACCTTATGTGTCTGCTCAGGGTGCCTATGGCAATAAGCTCTACGAGAGCCGTGATATTGATGGCGGTGGTGCACTCGCTACTGCCTACGCCCCCGGCGAGGAACTCGTAGCTTCGGCTAACGGATACCTCACCACTTCGGTGGATGCGGATCACGACCACACGGACGGCACGGTCATCGGCATTTGTACCATCGCTCCCGATTCCAACTCTGATGAGTTGGTCTACGATCAGCGTATCTAATAGAAGGCAGGAGCAATAAAATGAGCAATACCGTAGACAATGCCGTCAAGCAAAAGATCATTAGCGACTACATCAAGACCCCTCAGGGTCGTGCTAAGTTAGCCGCTTCTATGACTCAGCCCCTCCGTCTTCGTAGAGACTACACCTCGGTCGGTCGTAAGACCTTCCTCGTGGAGCAGCTACCTGATGGTGCCTTGCCCATTTATGACAAAGACCCCGATGTGACGGCTTATGTGGTTGGTGAGGAGGGTCAGAACATCCTCGCCATCACCAAGCCTCGCCGCGTGATTTTCCCCCTCTTCGAGATCGCCTCGAACCCTGAGATTCCTTTGACTCAGATCAAAGAGCGTCGCTTCGATCTGATCGAGCGTGCTCAGGATTTGGCTCGTGCTCAGATTCAGGCTGCTGAGGATGAGCGTGTATTCGCTATCCTTGACGCTGTGGCGACACAGGGCTTCGACAGCCTCCCCGGTCAGACTAACGCTGACCTCCCCGTGATCGCTCCCCTCAACGGAGCCGTTCTTGCTGATGCCTTCGCTCTCATCGAGCGTCATGACCTTCGCGTAGCCCGCGTGTTCATGAACGCCCGTGATTATGCCGACATCAGAAAGTTCGGTCGTGACATCCTCGACATTGAGTCGCAGGCTGCCCTCCTCAAGACGGGTCTTCAGGCGACTCTTTGGGGTTCTCAGATCATCACCAGCCGTCTCGTGCCTGTCGGCACGGTGTATGTCTGCTGTGAGCCTGAGATGTTTGGTCGCATCCCTGTCCGCACCGAGCTGACCGTTCTCTCCGCTGACGACCCGAAGGCTCGCACCCTCCCC